CATATGATAATTGGAAACAACTATATGATGATGCATTAAAATACTATGAAAGAACTGAATGGGGTATATATGCCCCGAATGTCGATTATACCTGGTATGATTCTTCTAGAAGCGACGTTATTAATCTAAATATAGATTTGGATAAGTTGAAAGTTGTTGCTAATCCAGACTGCACTTGTTGGTTCATCCATAAAGATGTTATTACCAAGTTTGAAGAATCTGGTTTAGATTTTTCTCCGTATAAAATGGGATGGTGCTGGGATATAGTTTTATCCGCGATTTGCTATATCAATCAGAAACCGGTATTAAGAGATTATGGGCATACGATATCGCATCCCAAAGGAACAAACTATAATACCATTCAAGCAGAAACTGAGATGTGGCAACTTTATAATTCTTTAAGTGCAGAAATGAAAGAAGCCTTCGCTTATATTAAGGGCGATAGAACTAAATTAGTTAAATACTACAGATGAATAAGATAATAGCATTTAGCCTATGGGGCAATAATCCAAAGTATACTGTCGGTGCGATACTCAATGCTCAGTTAGCGAAAATGATATTTCCGGAATGGGACTGTCATTTTTATTATGATGATTCTGTTTCTAACTTGGTAGTAACAGCATTGAATAACTTTACCAATGTGACAACGATTAAAGTTACAGATGGTACATTTGGTGCATTTTGGAGATTTAGGTCTATGGTGCCAGGCACTATTGTTTTATCTAGAGATACCGATTCGAGATTATCCTATAGAGAAAAACAAATTGTTGACGATTGGTTATTATCTAAAACTAAACTATGTACTATACGGGATCATGCCAATCACTATGAGTTTCCTATACTAGCAGGCATGTGGGGTATGCGAGATGGCATATCTTCTGAATGCATGGATGCTATGTCTTCTTTTAATACTACACATAGTTATCTCATAGATCAGATATACTTACGACAAATAGTGTGGCCCATGTATGAACAGTCATCTTCAGTATATGGTTTAAAAGAAACAGTTTGGATGAGAAACAGTTATCAATCTGTAGGAAAGCATTTCATAGGTCAGACCTATGATGAGAACAATAATCCAGTATACGAACCAGCAATATGAAAAAGATAGTATTACACCATCACACGGGTCTAGGAGATCATTTTATTTGCAATGGATTAGTCCATGCTTTTGCAAATACCTTCGACGAGGTCAATCTAGTTTGCAAAAGGCATTATGTTAAAACGGTATCTCATCTTTATGAGGACTTTGCAGATAAGATTAAAATTTTACCGGTAGACGAGGAATTTAATGATTCTATTCGTTATAGTATGGATAATAAAATGGAACTATATCGAGTAGGGTTTGATAAGGTTGATTTTGAAAACTTCGAAGATTCATTTTATACGCAGTATAATTTAGATCCCATGTTAGAATACTATGGTTTTGTTCTTCCTAAAAACTTAGAAACTTCTAAATTATTCTATCAAAAATTATTGAAATCTCTTGGAGAAGAATATATAATTGTACATGACGTTAGCAGTTATAAAATCTTTGATCTTAAAATAGAAACCGAACTACCGAGGCATACTGTAGATAAATCGGATACGGATGATGTATTAGATTATGTAGATGCCATCTGTAATGCTAAAGAAGTTCATGTTATAAACAGCGGTTTAAATAATTTAGTTTTTCAGCTTTTTATTAAAAAGATGACCAAAGGAAAAATTTATTTCCATGCCGCAAGGAAAGTTGAAGATGGAGGCATACCCGTGAAAATACCTGAAGGGATCGAGGTTGTGGATTATGAGTAAAAAAGTAACTATCATCACGCCAACAACTGGCACAAGATATTTGAATGAGAATTTAACCTCAGTTTCAAATCAAACTTATGATAATTTAGAACATTTAGTTGTCATAGATGGACCCGAGTATCTAAAAAAATCCAATGAAACTCTAATGGGATTTGAAGATAAAACTATCATTACTCTACCTCATAATACTGGGGCAGAAGGGTATAACGGTCATCGTATTTATGGGGCATTTTCCTACCTAATAGATTCGGATTATATATGTTTTCTAGATGAGGATAACTGGTTAGAACCTGAACATATAGAATCTTTAGTTAAAGTATGTGAAAATAATGATTGGGCATTTTCATTGCGTAAAATTGTTAATAGTGATAGTAATTATGTCTGCAATGATGATTGCGAAAACTTAGGAAAATGGGAAAGTGTTCTGGGAGATAAGTTTGTAGATGTTGGATGTTATTTTTTGCCTACAAGGATAGCTATTCAAGTATCACCAGCATGGTATAGAAGAGCAAGGCACCCTGACGATCAGCCCGAGATAGATCGCCTAATTATGCATTATCTTTTACAATATGGATTTAATTATAATACCAATGGTATGTATACTTTGAATTATAGAGTAGGTAACAGGAAAGATTCTGTTCAAGCAGAATTCTTTTTACGGGGGAATCGTATGATGGAAGAAAAATATAATGGAGAATACCCATGGCGGAAAAAATAAATTATAAGTATAATGAAGAAAATTTGTTGAAAGAATTGAAAAGTTATGTTGATACTACATATGGGCAACACTATTCTCAGAATAAGTTTCAGACAACAGAATTCGTTATAGATAATGGAGACGGGATTGGATTTACCCGCGGGAATATTATTAAATACGCCCAAAGATATGGAAAGAAAGCCGGAAGGAATAGACAAGATATTCTAAAGGTGTTACACTATGCTTTAATAATGTTGTATGTGCATGACATTGAAACCAAGGAGTCTAAATAATGCAAATTAGTAATGAAACAATCCAAGTATTGAAAAATTTTGCTACTATTAATAGTAATATCCTTATCCGAAAAGGTAAGACACTATCTACTATCAGTACAGCAAAGAACATCTTCGCAAAAGCAACCGTTGCTGAAGATTTCCCAGAAGAAGTAGCCATTTATGATTTGAATTCTCTTTTGGCTCTCCTTACTCTTATGGAGAATCAAAATATCGAATTCGGAGAAAAGAGCCTAACTATCTCTAAGGATAACGGCAAGTTCGAGTATTTTTATTCTAGCCCAAATGTTATTGTAGCCGCTCCCGATAAGAGCATCGACATTGATAATCATTATCAGTTTAAGTTGACTGCAGATCAAGTTAATATGATCATTAAAGCTGCGGCAATTACTGGCGCACCTACTATCTCAGTATCGAGCAAAGATAAGACTGTTACATTGACAGTAGGTGATAAGAAAAATGATACTGCTAATACCTATAAGAAGACTATTGGTACTAGCGAAAATGATTTTGAATGCCACATGGCAGTTGAGAACTTTAAAATTGTTCCTGATGCTTATACTATCACAGTATCGAAAAAGAAAGTATTTCATTTCAAGCATGAAACTAAAGATCTAGAATATTTCATTGCAATGGAACCTAACTCTGTAGTTTAATCTAGGAGTTTTATATTATGGATAACACTGAATATCTTTGGGTAGAGAAATGGCGCCCAAAGAAAATTGATGATTGCATTCTTCCCGAGAAACAAAAGAAGATCTTTAAAGAAATGATCGACCGAGGCGATCTGCAGAATATGCTTCTCTGCGGATCTGCCGGTGTCGGCAAGACTACTGTTGCTAAAGCATTGTGTGATGAGATGGGATTGGACTCCCTATTCATTAACGCATCTTTGGAAAATGGTATCGATGTCCTTAGAACTAAGATCAGTCAGTTTGCCTCCACCGTATCCTTTACGGGGAAGACGAAGGTTGTGATTCTAGACGAGGCAGATTATACGAACCCGCAAAGTTTCCAGCCAGCGCTTCGAGGTTTCATTGAAGAATTTTCTCAGAATTGCAGATTCATCTTTACGTGTAACTTTAAAAATCGAATTATTCCCCCTCTACATTCTAGGTGCTCTGTCATTGAATTTAAGATCGACAAGGCAGAAAAACCTAAGATCGCAGCAAAATTCTTCAAGCGTTTATCTGATATCTTAGAAACTGAAAAGGTAGAAGCAGATCCAAAAGTTCTAGCCAAGGTTATCGAAAAACACTTCCCCGACTATCGACGCATATTAAACGAGGTTCAGAAATATTCTTCATCGGGTAAGATCGACGAGGGCATCTTAGTCAATCTTGGTGAAGTTAATATGCAAGAACTCGTTCAATCTTTGAAAACTAAAGATTGGAAAAAGATGAGAACTTGGGTGGTTAACAATCTAGATAATGATCCTCAGACACTTTTTAGAAAAATCTATGATCATCTCATAGATCAAGTGGATCAAGTCCCTCAGTTAGTACTTCTATTGGCGGATTATCAATATAAGGCAGCTTTCGTTGCAGATGCTGAGATTAATCTAGTAGCATGTTTGACTGAAGTTATGGCTACTATTGAAATCAAATGAATAAGGTAACTGTACATTTCTTTAAAGGCAATACTTTGATAAGAACTGAGGTATGTTCCAATGCGTTTGAAGCGGAAATAGTTATACAAGAAAAGATGAAACTTGGTTTGTATAGCAACGCTAAAATTATTATGGGAGATTTGGATGTCTCTGTTCAGTGAAACTCAGGAGAAAAAAGAGGAAGAAACTTACAAGTTACCTAAAATATCCCCCTTTGATTTTTTGAATTCCATTAATTATTCCAAAGAAAAGTTGATAGTTGACGAATGGTCTGAGAAACAGTATGATCCTTTCATAGTAAATCGAGGACTTTCTTTCGGGCATGATACTATCATTCCTGCGAATGAGATGAATTCAAGACCTCATTTGGACAAACTCCTCCAATTTGATTTTCTTATAAATATAGTTAGACCTAAAAAAAGATTCAATAAATGGATCAAGGCTGAGAAAATCGATGATTTGGAGATTGTCAAAGAATACTATGGCTATAGCACAGAAAAAGCCAAGCAGATCTTGCCTCTTCTTGATGACTCGATGATAGAAAACCTTAGAACAAGAATAACAAAGGGTGGCAAGAAATGACTGATGAATTAATTCATATTGATTTTCCTGGATATAGACCGTTAGAAATTAACCTTTTGGAACCCGATGATTTCCTAAAGGTTAGGGAAACATTAACTCGTATAGGAGTTGCGTCTAGAAAAGATAAAACTCTTTATCAATCTTGCCATATCTTACACAAACAAGGAAGATATTTTATTGTCCACTTTAAAGAATTATTTGCATTGGATGGTAAAAATGCTGATCTAACAGATAATGATCTTCAAAGAAGGAATACTATAGCTAAACTGTTGGTAGATTGGGGATTAGTATCAGTATTAAATTCAGAACATTTTAAAGATTATGCTCCTTTATCGCAGATAAAAGTTATCTCGCATAAAGAAAAACATGACTGGAAGTTAGAAACCAAGTATAATATTGGCAAGAAAAAGGGCATTAACTTTAATAAATAATAATATCCCGAGATGGGACGTACTGCTAGATAAAACTAGAACGGATAGAACGTTAGACTATCGCTGTAATCGTAAGCAGCATCGCTATGCCAATTGGGTAGCATTTTCAATTTAACTCGCTTAATTAAGGAGAACAGCATGACATATCTTAAGCAACTTCCTGCAGTTTACGACGCATTTAAAGATTTTGATAAGTTTTTCGTTGGTTATGATGATCAGTTTAATCGCATGGCTAAGATACACGATGATCTTACCAAGCACATCCCAAACTATCCCCCATACAATATTAAGAAGACCGGCGAAAATACCTATACCATAGAGCTCGCAGTAGCAGGATTTTCTAAGTCGAATCTAGATATTACTCTGGACGATGGCAAACTTATCGTTAAAGGTTTTACAACCGATGACAATGAAACTTCTGCTGACTATCTGTTCAAAGGTATCGCTAACCGGGCATTTACCCGTATGTTTGCACTCAACGATCAGATCGAAGTGCAGAATGCGGAATTAGTTAACGGAATGCTTAAGGTCTTCTTAGAGAAAATTATTCCCGAGCATAAAAAGCCTAAAAAAATAGAAGTAAAGGATGAACCTTCTACAGTATCTTCCTTCACTGCAGACAATAGAGTACTGCTAATGGAGGAAAATGATGTTGAAAACGATAAGTAATTTCTTTAAGTTTATCTTTGAGGTGATAACTGAAATTCAGATGGAAAGAGCAAAGCAACATCTGAGATTTCATAATAAAGGCTTTTTTCACCATTGGGAATAGCATTTCTAAATGCAGTAAGGATCGGGGACTGGATAATTAAAACTAGTTCCCTATCCGACCATATACTAATTTTTATGTATAATCAAGCATCCTTGGAAACAAATTTTAAAATTTTTTATGACGAAATTGAAGCAACAGAATATATTTGGAGACTGACAGAAAATGATTAAACTTTTGAAATTAATTACAGGCGAAGAAGTAATTGGAGAGGTCACATATCAGAATGAATATGTGTTGGTTAATAAACCATGTGCTATTATGTTATTGGGGTCTCGTTCTACACCAGATCAACATTCTATGGGGCTTATCCCATATGCTGGATATACTAAAGAGCATAAGATCAAAGTTAAGGCATCTAGTATAGTTTGGGAAGCAGATTTAGATGATGAAGTATTTAATCAGTATAATGCTATCTTTGGATCAGGTATTCAAATAGTAACGAATCAATTGGGCAAAGCGGTCAATGACGGTGGCAGACAAACTCCGCAAGTGAGTATTACTTAGAAAATAACCTTCCGTATTCGGGTATGAGTGCATAGGGCAAATATACAAGATACAACCAATAAGCTACAAAATAATCTATCATCATTTTTTATTCATCCAAGCGGTTACTCCCATATACGCACCTATTATACCCGCCTGAGAGATATAAAATA